TATGATGTCTTTTTCCATAGCAGCGTGGTATAAATTAAGGTGCTACTTCTACTGCATCAGTCCGCACAGCCCGAAACAGGCCCTGTGATCCGCCAGCATCAACCCTTCCTGGCGTGGCACCAACGCTCATGGTCGCGCCGAATGTTAGCGACCCGGCGCTGCTGCGGATGTACGGTAGCCACAACCAGCCGCGTGTTTTCACCCGGCCAAAACTTGCTGGATAGATGTCTTCAAGTGCAACCCCAGCAAATAGCGATGCAGCGTCAGTAGAGGTCATCAACCGAATGCGCTTGCGCGTTCCGTCAAATGCCAAGATGCTACCCTTCGGGATGCCAACTGTGCTGCTGTTGTTTTGAAGCGTGCGCTCTTCGTCGGTCAATCGAGGATGGTACAACTCGCCCGGCTTGTAGGTATCAACAACAACAGTGCCAGTTGAACCAATAGCGGCCTGAATTGATGCGATGATCGTTGCATTGTCGATGTTGGTGTAATCTTGGTTAAATACCACACTGACAGGTGCGCCGCCGTTGACGGTGACTGTCAGTGTTTTGTTGACACTGGTGCAATTACCAAGGCGCTTACCAAGCGATGTGATGTTGACTTGCGCAGCCCCAACAGGAACGCCAGACACATCAAAGCTGCCATCTACATAAGCAGGCAGATTTTCAACACCAGGGAATGTACGCACCGTACCAAAAATAACGGGCACAGCGTCACCGGAAACAGCAATTGACGACCCTGCCCCGGCAATTGCACGGATGCGCAGCGCCTGCCCAAAGTCAGATACGCGGAAAACTGCCGGGGTGTTGCCGTACCCGCTGCTTTCAATTTCGCAATGATTCGCTGGCTGATAATCAATTGTCGGATACAACCACAAATAGGCGTTATACATAAACGTGCCGTCAATGGTGCAGCCAATCAATCGGTGTTGGTCTTTTTGCTTACTGCCCATCGGCTGTAATTCAAGTGCGGTGCCGGTTACACTTGATCCCGTATTGGTAAAAGTATCGCCAATGTTTTCGACAAGTGTCGGCTTGTCAAAATTGCTATTGGTATGATAAAAAAATCCAGAGTAAATGCCGCGATAAGTATTGCCCTCGCTGCGCACTTTCCACCCGCTCGCAATACCGCTGCCCCAGCCAGATTGCGTGCCCCAATTGTTGTTTGCGTTTCCAAGATGCTCAACCCAACAATTTTTGACTGAGACAACAGCGTCTTTGATCGCATTCGCAGGGCTTCCTGATTCCGCGTGGATAGCGTAACGCCCGTTTCGGATAGTGACTTTGAGATTTTCAAGTGTCGCATCTTGGCGCACCCAAAATGTCTCACTGTTTGCGTGAGTGTCGCCGTCCGCCCCAGCAAAGCTAATCACAGGCTGACCGGCACCATAGCCTTTCAGCGTAGCAAATCGCGCCAGCGTCCACCCTTCTGGGTCTGTGCTGTACGTTGCAGGGGCATCTAACCTGATCTCTGTTCGATTAGTCGTGGTTGCAGCAGTTACTGCGTCGTTTGCAGCTTTGGGGGTGGTGTATGTGCGGCCAGGGCCAGCATTTATCACAGCTGTGCTGTACGCCACACCGTCCAATGCAACCGCCAGCGCATCGCTGATGCGTTGGTCTGCCATCACATCGTTGGTTGTCTTGCCGGCTGGTGGAGCGAGCTGGTAAGACAGAGATGTGATTGAGATTGTGCGGTCTGTAGCTTGCGTGGCACTGCTGCTATCAACCTGATATATCACTCCCACATCAGTAGTGCCTGCTGGCACCGTGTAGCGCACTGTCACCCTGAGCGTCGTCCCATTTTGCTCAACGGTTCTAGTAACTGCCGAAACATTTATTGTAGTAAGTGTGCCATTGATAACAGCCTGCAACGCAGTTGACCGAATTGGACACAGTGTAGAAAAATTTTCACTTGTCGTGTATTTTGCAACAAAATCAACAGTTTTACCAACAAGACTTGAAGCACCAATAAACCTAGTGATGTAAGTCAAGTTGCCAGTTCCTGCATTTGCTGGAATTAAAAAGCCAACAGGCACGCCACTAGATAAAGAAATGCTCGCACCATTAAAAGCCTCTGCACCAAACTGCGTTCCGACTGCCGTACCAAGCAAATTACCGCTTGTCAGTGCGTTTTGATCTACGCGGGCAGAAAGAGCTGTAACTGACGCGGTCACAGGCGCAACAGCGGCGGCAATGGCCGGGCTAATCCATCCAAGGCGCTGATTTAAAACCGTGTCTGCGACTGTCTGCGTTGCATTAGCATCGCTCAATACCTGATACGCAACCCCAACAATTTGAATTGTTTGTTCAGTCGTTTCCGCAACGTTTGCAGAACTGACCTGCATCACCAAGCCAATAAAATCGGCATCATTTGGCACTGTGACAGTACCGACCTGCACAATTTCAGTCCCAGTCTGGGTGCGACTGGTGTTGTCTGCAGTCAGTAACAGAAATGATGCGCCTGCTCGGTACTGAGCAAAAACACTCCCCAGAGGCACTACATCTGCAAGCCAAGACGCACTGGCCTGATAGCGTTGCACCAGACGCACCGTCTTACCGCGCAATGCGGTTGCCGGAATGTCGGCAATGACATACGAATTTCCACCAGTCTGCCCGACAGGAATTACAAAGCCGACTTGTCGCCCCGCAACAGTGGTCAGCACTGCGCCGTTAAATACCTGAGCGCGCGGTGTAAGCGATGCAAAAATGTTTCCGCTAGTCAGCATGGCAGCGCTTGCGCTTGGGTATTCGCCCAAGAATACCTCAGTGGATGTGCCTGTTTTCCGGTAAGCCTGGAAAGTCGCGGCACCGCCAACATACACAATAAAGGTCTCGTTGACAGCTACTAATGCGCGTGCGTCTGCAATAGTGGCTGCGCCCTTGGCGTTGGCAAAACTGCTGTCACGGGCGGCTTCGGCTGCAAGGCGTGCGGCAGTAGCTGTTGCAGCACTGCTGGCAGCAACAGTTGCTTGAGTAGTTGCAATAGTTGCTTGATTTGTTGCCGTTGCAGCCTGTGTGGTTGCAGTGCTAGCTGCGCTTGCAGCGGCTGCTAACTTATCTTGCCAATTAGTTTGAATATCAATTTGTGCAGCAACTGCACTGGCGGCTGCTATTGCTGCTTGTTGGGCATCGTCAGATGCTGATGCAGCTGCGGCTTCTGCTGCTTGTTGTGCGTTTTCTGCTTGGGGGAGAACCTGAGATACGTACTCTTTAAGAGCACGAAACTCAGCCGCTGCTGATTCAACCGGCTGATCTGCGGTTGGCTCTGTTGTTTGAGTTGGATTAGGGATATAAGTCATGTTAGCTTGTTCCTAACAAATGCGAAGCAATCAATATCTCTTTGAACGGCTGTACATGCTGTGCTTGCTGCAAATTAGCCTGCTCTACATGGCCTGTGCGGGCGAAAACAATCCCAGCGGCCCACATAGCTATTTCTTGTGGATACGTATCGGCTATCCAACTGTAAACAGTATCACCTACAATGGCAGGATTTTGATAGAAATAAACAAGCAAGTTGCCTGTGTGCAGTGCAGGATATATGCGTAGAGTGTCACCAAGCAGCGTGTAGAAAGACTGCCGCTGGCGGCCAGTGCTAATCTCATAACCATCATCTGCATCTCTGTACTCAAACAGCTCTACGCTACGAGATGCACTATCTTGCCCTTCTATAAACTTAAGAGTGCGCAGACGCGGCAAGATAGAAGATAGGTTTGCAATATTGTAATACAAAGCACCGCTGGCTACCGGATAGGTAACAGCAGCGGTAGCTAAATCACGAGGAAAAGCATCAACGTGATGAGCGCGCAAAATAGCACTTTGAATAGCCGCAGTAGTAATAGCCGGAACATCCGGCCTTTTGGTCTGTGCGACTACCAATGCTTGCAATTCAGTTAGTGTCATTTTGCGCGCAGTCGTTTAGCTGGTGATTGCAGCTTTGGCCTCGGTGTCCAGCAGCGCAGTAGCAGCTGCTTGATTCTCTTCTTTCGTGGTAATGAAAGTACCGCTCTTGTTGGCCACTTTGTCCAGCTCAGCGATGATAGCCGGATCGGCGGTAGTGAACCGCCCGCCCATGAACACAACTGCCAGACCATCGGGCATGATGAATTGCGCACCGTGTACCGTGTGGTAGTAAGTCTTTGCAGTCTTATCTGCCAACGCTTCGCCGCTGGTAACAATTTTGTCGCCGCTGCGCAAAACAGTAGGCTGCTGCGTTACGGTCTTGGGCAGTGATTGAGAAGTAACAACACCTGTTGCCATGATTTTTCCTTGAGTTGGATGGGCTAGCCGCACCGCAGCAGCTAGCCACGGTTGGATTAGCCGACAGCGGCTGCGGTAAAGTTGTAGATGATACCGAACGCTGCTGGGTTTTTGATGACGCAGGTCAGCTCAGTGGTCAACGTGCCACCTTTGGCATCAATGCCGTTGTCAACAACAGCACCGTTTTCGTTGTAGCTGGTGTTTTCGGTCTTGCGCAGGTAAGCCAAGCTGAACGAATCCAGAGCCACAATGACAGCCATTTTGCTCCAAGCAGAGCCGCTGCCGTAAGCATTGAACAGCGGATGCTCCACCAGCTCAAACACACCACGTGGCGTTTTCAGGGTTGCAATTTGCAAGCCCCAAGCGCTTTCACCGTACTTGATGCTGTACTCGCTGTTCAAGCGCACAATGTTGGTGATGACGCGCATAGCAACAGAGCCCACAAACATCGTGCGGACGTTGCTGCCTTTGGGATCAGTGACGGTTTGCAGCACAGGGTCAAGTGCAGCTTCCAGCTGAGTCCAGTTAGTAGTAGAGCCAAGCGTTGTAACGTTGCCACCGGCGGCAGACATGACACGAGGAATGATACCTTCCATCGTGTGAATAGGCTTACCGTTGTGCGTGCCCATGTACTTCTGCCCGAAGAACAGCGCTTTTTCGATGTTCATGGCATGCAGCGCAGCGCAGTCTTGCTTGCTTTCTTGCACGAAACCAGCACCAGCAATTTGCGGGATAGCAGCAGCAGTACCGCTGACAGCCCACGAGTTGCGGAAGATTTGCGTGTAATTGACGTAACGCTCCGCAACCAGCGAAACAGCGTTGGGGCGCAGCGATGCTTCTTCGCTGGCCTGACCAACAGTACGCAGATCATCATCGTCGTTGATGGCAGCAGCAGCAGTAGTACCGAAACCGCGCACGACAACAACGCTGGTGGTAGAAGGCGTACTGGTAACCAGCATGTTCTCGCGCGTACGCTCGTTCATGAGAATGTCACCAGGCACAACATCTTGGTAAGCATCAACGGTCAGCGTAGTTGCGCTGGTGTTGTAGCCACCTACGTTGTTAATCTTCACAGTAGGGAAGATCATGCGCTTGGTGAAGAAGCCGTGCTCGATGTTGTTGGCAGTTTCGTCCTTCAACAGGCTGGTCAGGCCCGTGAGAGGCGCACCGCCCATGGGCATCAAGCGCGTGATGAGCTGAGCGAACGAAATGTCGTTCAGATTGTCGGGTTGCACTGGATGTGCAGAAGTAATAAGACCTACGGCCATTTTGAGTTCCTTAGCGCTTTAGCGCAAATTGATGTTAACGAAGAAAAGAAGAGAAGTCGTACTTGGGCGGCTTTTGTTGCTGTTGTTGAGCTTGGCGGCTCGGAGCTTGCAGGTCTTCAGCCATCGCTACAAAGTAGTTTTCTGCTCGCTTGTTAACTTCTTCTGGTGTCAGCTCAGGGAAGCTCTGTGCAATTTGCGCTTTGATAGCACCGTAAACAGGAGCCACGCTAGGCCGTGCCAGCACTGGATTCTCAGTATTTTGTCCGCGAATGAGAACATCACGAACTTTCCCATCAAGCCCGCTATTAAGCCGCTGTGCTGCTTCGCGGGCTGCATGGCCAGCAAGCCCGTGGCTGAGCGTAGTTGCTGCTGCAAATGCTTCACGCGCAGCAGTGTTAATGGCCTCCATCAAAGCTTGCGGATCACCAGCAACAGCTTTTTGCAAAACTTCCGGAGCAACAGCGCTGGCGAAGTTTGCGTTAGCGACTTGCGCTTTGAAAGCCGCAGGGTCAATCGGAGCCAGCAGCGGATCATCAATGGTTGGTGGCTTTTCACCTGTCTGCTGGCGCGGAGCAAACAGGTTGTTGAATTCGTCAAGCTTGCTGGTAACAGCAGGCTGCGCAGCTGGAGCGGGCGTAGCTGGCGCGCCTGACGGTGCAGGCGCAGGCGTTGGTGCAGCGGGCGCAGTTGGAGCAGCAGGTGCCGGAGCTGGAGCTGCTGGGGCGCGGTTGAAGATACCGTCGAGAAATGACATGGTTTACTCCGTAGAGGTTGGAAGGTTAGTTGCGTGAATTAACTCAGCTAAAAGCTCTTCGTATGCTTGGCAAAAGTTACGAAGACGCTCATGCGCCAAGATAGCTGCTACTTGCCTGCTTGGATCAGGATCGTAAGTCAGCGGGGTATCCACCAGCGATTCTGCGTACACTGCGATTTTATTCTTCAGGTACGCTAGAAACAAAGGTGAAACTTGTAACGCAAGTTGCTCTGCTTCTGGAGAGAGCAACAAGCGGTTGAATTTGCCGTTTAGGTCAGGCAGAGCTTGCGGTTGTTGTGTCATTTTTGTTTAAGCTGTTTGCGGTTGTTGAGCTTGCAGTTGCGCTTGACCAGCGGCATCACCGGTACTTTGCGCAGCAGCAAACCCTTGCACTGTTTGCATGAATTGTGCTTGCTGCTCTGGGCTGCGCTTGAAATCTTCAATCCAATAAGCACCGCGCAGCTTAGCCCAGTACAAAAACATACCCATAACGTCGTACTCTGCGACGAATCCTGGGATGGCTTGCGCAGTTTGCATAAAGACGGTAAGCATTTCGCTGTTGAGCAGTTTGTCTGCCGGGAGCATTCCATCAGTCATCTTGAATTCAAGAATAGCTTGACGCAACTCAACAGGATCAACTTGCACCAACGCTTTCTGGTCGCGGTTCAGGAGTTTTGCTGCTGGCTGATACTGCAAAGTATTAGCCTTGATGATCTCTTTTAGAGGCCCCATGAATTGGTACTCAAGACTGAGCGCAACAAGCTGTTGGCGGCTGTTGCTGTTGCCCATAACAGTTTGGAACTCTGTCTTGGTTTTGTTGCCTGGTTGGAACTGACCGCGATCAACCTTATTTTGGCCTGTTGCTTGATCTGCCATAGCGGAGATCATCTCTGCCATTTGCAAGTTGCTGGCAATGTTCTCGTCGCGATAAGGGATCTGATAGATTGCACGCGAAATAGCGTTGTCATCTTTAGCAAGACTGGCGTTGCGCAGCGGAATGCGGCTAACGCTAGATGCTGCGTCGATATCTTTCTTATCAATCAAGCGCGGGTTGTAAACAAGCCGATCGAAAATAGCTCTACGCTTAGACTCCAAGCTCATGTTCCAAAGAGCGCTCCCCATTTCTTGATACGGCACAGCGTTATCCAGCATGGATTGAGTTTGGAAGCCTAGTCCGTCCTCGTAAGGTTGCATAATCAGAGCTGGCAAGAAGTCATGCCCGGCGGCAATCTCTTCTACGTAAATGACATGCTTCCAGTTTACAATGTACGCTTTGTACAGTTTGACGTTGTTGCCGGTTGCGCCGAAATCAGCTGGAACTGCACGGCAATAGAACGTTGTTAATACGTAGTGGTCGCGATAGTTAAACCGCTGCTTTTTCTGTTGATCTTCTGGAAGCCAAGAAGCCCAACCAGTGTTGTTGTTAAGCGCGTCTACCCCCATGCGCATGTACTGGTTGATGGTAGGTACGTAATAGGCTTTGGTATCAGTAGCATCTTGCCCCCAAGAGCCTGTACCAGCTTCATATGCTTCACGCACTTGAGTTGTTTTGCGCGTGTCTAGCGTAGAAATGAATTGCTTCAGGCGAACGCGAGATACCAACGTGTTGTAACCGAAAAACTCACCGTGCTGGTGCAGCTCAGCAGGAGCAACACTCATATCAAAGAAGCAATTGTACGGATCGACGCGCTTGATACAGTTGCCGCCGTAAGCTGCTTGCTGAATCTTAGCCATGCCAGCAGTGCTGGTATCTGTACTGGTAATAACTGATCGCAACGGTGTTATTTCCCAATCCACAACCGTTGGTGCAAAGTTGTACTTGAAGCCGTCGCGGAAAGCTTTAATAAGCTCGCGCGCCCAGCCGTAGCGAACACTTTGATCTCCAAGTGCAGTCTCGAACTGCAAAGCTGCTGTTTGCATTTCCGGCAACGCAACTACACCAAAGATAGGGTAGCTGGTCAAGAACACGCCTGCTTGATAAGCAACTGCGCTTTCGATTTGCGGCATGACAATAGGCAACGTAACATCACGCAATACACGCGGTTTGCCCTTCATGCTTTCACGCACGGTTGCCCTGCTTTCCGCTGTCGCATCAATCTGCCGCTGATAGACACGATCGCGGTAAACAAGATTACCGCGCAAAGAACCAATCTCAACAGAGTAACGGTCAGCACAAGAACGTGCATAACGCAAGAATACTTCCCGCTGGGGGATAGATAGCGTGTTAAGTATGCCAATGCTGGATGCCATGTTGGTGCTTTGTTTGGTTAGAAGGGCAAGGCTAAATCATTTGCGTGAGAGGCTGATACGCCAGCGGACTCAATGTCAAATGTGTTGCGAATAACAAGCTCTGGGTACAGCTCCATTACCTCGTCAACATAACCGATAGGGTCAATTATATCATCTTTGTTGTCTACTTTTAGTGGGTTCCAATCTAATACCTGCGTAATAACAAGAGAGCGCACGTCAGGGTGCAGGTAGATTTCACCTGCGGCAACCTTAAGCAACCCGCGTTTAATCCTGTCATTCTTTTTGCGCCCTTTAGGGCTTATTGGCTGAAACTCAAAGCCAGTTATGCCATGCATCTCGCAGTAATACTCAAACCAGAACAACAAAGTTGATTGATACGCAACATCCTCTACGCAGATAAGGCGCGTCATGTGCTTAGCTGCTAGCTTTATTGCTGTCTCGATGGTTTGCAACGGCGTAAATGTACCAAATTGCACTTCGGTTAGCACTGGCTTTGTGTCATATACGTCGTAATGCGACAGCGTACAATCATCTCCTTGCTTCTTGCCGCTGCTGGGATCGATAAGGATAAAGCCGCCGTCGGCTTGTTCTGATAGATAAAGCGACGGGAGCTCTGGAAATTTATGCGGATCAATACCGCTAGGACTTGTTACCTCCGTTGAGTTAAGCACCTCAGAAATAAATATCTCTGGGTGCCCCATCTCTAGGTCAGACTGATATTCATCTAGCAATTCTGCTGCTGGGCGCAGTTCTTCCCACAAAGAGGTGCCGTCGGCTAACAAACCACCAACAATAAGAGAAGTCCACTGCGGATTATTACGTAGCTTTTCGAGGATGCAATTCTTTGGGTACATGTTTCCTACGTAGATGTAGGTGCAGCCGCTGTTGCTTTTAGCTTTCATCAGCGTACCAAGAATCCACTTGAGTAGTTGGTCACTCAGCTGCGGATTCTCTGCATCTTCCCGCTTCTGTACGTCATCCATAATGATAACATCGGGGCGAGAGTTCTTACGGTTGATACCGCGTACCGCTGTGTTAGCGCCAATTGCGCGCAAAATGATGTTGCGCCCACGGAAGTAAAATACTTTTAGTGTTTGCGTGTCTACTTCTGTGCTGGAGTTCCAGCGGCCAAACAGCGCAACTATATTCGAAGTGCCCAAGAAATCGCAAATATCAGAGAGCGTGTTAACTGCTAAGTCTTCGCTAGCGCCAACTATGAGAATGAAGCGCTTGTCTGAGAACAAGATGTACCAAACGCATAACAGTTTTATAAAAGTAGTTTTAGCAAATCCGCGCGGAATGCCAATAGCAAACCGCTCTATGCGCTTTTTGAATGCAGTGAGCATTTCAAATAACGCGACGAAGAACGGCGGAAATGGAGACGCAAACACATCAGGCGCTGTTAGCGCACCTAAAAAGTTAATATCTCTACGCGCAAGCTTTATTGCTTCGCGCGGGTCTGTGCTTACGTCAGCTGTGTTGTTCATTTTGTGCTTGCTTAAATCATATCAACTGACAGACTGCTGAGCGTTCTTGGCTGGCGGCGCGGAATGATAGACAGTGATGACAATCTTGCCGCTGCTTGCTCTAAAGCTTTAGACTGAGCGGCTGCTATCTTGTCGCTGGTTACGCCGTTGGACTGCAAGATGTTGTTAAGAGCCGCCGGCGTTGCGGTTGCCATTGTGCGGCCTTCAACTTCTACAATCTCATTGGAACTGTTAACGACATAGCGCGGGATTGCATTCTCTGGTAGGGTTAGCACCACGTTGACAGTAGTTGTAGAAGGGGCAACAGCAGGGCCGTCTTTGCGGCGGCGCGCACTGTTGAGGACTCTGAACGCAGCTAAAGCTTGCGGCAGCGGAGCAAACGCAATAGAAGCATCAATTCTGCGGAGCGCTTTTTCTTCTGCTGTTTCAAGCAGATCATCAAAGTTAACATCTTTGACGGTTGCTTCCGCAAGTTGAGCTTGCACTTGCTGCTGGATTTCTGGGTCAGCTTTGAGCTGGCTAATGTAGGACTCATCGCACCCTACTGCTCCAGCTATCTGCGAAGTAGAAAGACCTTGCGCTATATAGCGCACAACAGTAGGTTTGTCAATCATAGTTATCTCGCAGGTGTTGCTAGCTGGCGAGCAGCGTTTTGCATGAGCTGATACACTACTTCCGCTGTTTGATCTTTAGAAGCTGGGCGCGCTCCGTAAATAGCATCAAGCTGCTGCTGCTCACCTTGGTTAAGGGCAGGGGAAGTTGTTAGTAGATCGAGAAATAAGGCTGCTTTTCCGCTAACTTTTGCTAGCTCTTTTAACTTACCTTCTGGCGATGGATCGGGAATAGAGGACGGAGTGATAGACTTTTGCGTATAAGGCCCAAACACAGCAGGCTGGGGAAGCGCATATTCCTTCGGCCCGTGCTCCATTAACACCATAGCAAGTTTTTGTACTTGCTGCCGTGCGCGCATCTCAGTGCCAACAGATTTAGCTTTAGCTACGTTCATAGTAGGCTCACCCAGCCTGGCGTAATCTTTAGTTGCCTGCTCCAAGTATTTAGTAAATAGCTCTTCTGATATGTTTTGTTGGTTCTGCAGTACATCTGAGACAAACACGTTACGAAAAGCAGCAGGGAATTTTGCATTACTTGTTTGTACAACGCTTCCCTGCGGCGTGACAGAGAACCGATTAGCTTCTTGCAGCAGCGCATCTGTGAAATCAATAACTTGCTGATACTCTCGCGATGCTTGAACAGCGGCATCATAGCCAGCTTTATTTGCCCAAGGGTTCTTAGATTTGAGCAGGTAGCGAGATTTGGTTGCGTCGTCCATTAGTAACTCCTTGCATGACTATAAAGCAAGTATACCGAGCTTGCCGCTGGCTAACTGCTGCTCCCATCAAGGCGCGGCTGCGACCTAGTGCGACTTGTGTTTTGAAAATTTAGAATTTTTTGAGAGGTTATATAGGATAAGCGGTGCGCAGCCACCCCGAAGGGGCCTCCTCCCCCGCCTTTTGCGCAGCAACTAGATAGCAAGCCGTCCATGCTTATATAAGCATATAAGCAACCGCTGGTATTCTGGGCGTTATTAGGTAGCTATTTAATGCCGTGCGGGATGTTTATTAGCTAGTAATTGCTGGCGCAATTAGCTTTCAGGGGCGCAAAGCGGGGCGCAATTGCAGCGCAAATTGCAGGGCGCATTAGCTTTCAGGGGGCGCGGCGCATTAGCGTTGTCTTGGGTTGCGATTGCAGGGCAAAGCTAATGATTAAGGGGGAGCAAGCTAATGATTAGAAAAACGATAGGCGATAAAAAACCCAGCGGTTTAATGCTGGGTTTCTTTTTGATTAGC